GTCGCGGATAATCGCCTTACGGTTCGGAACTTCGACGTATCCGTTCGGAGACTTTACGTACATTGTCTCCTCTACTGCTTTCCACGAGAAGAGGCGTCGTCGGACGTCTTCGAGGGGAATCGCGCCGTCGTAGTGATTCGGTTCTTCGCTCTGAAGGTCAGCGCGATAGTGCCAAGCGTTACCGCGCTTCTCCGTAAAGCCGATAAGCATATTTTTATTCAGGTAATCGAGAGTTTCTCGACTCATTAGTTTCTCCTTCTATCGTTTTGGATTAAGTTATAAGTTAAAGCGGCAGTAATCGACGCGAAGAAAATAAAGCCTTCTACCGAAGGTATCGGCTCCGTTCCTTCTGCTTCTAAGCCGCCAGCGCAGGCGAGCGCTCCGAAGAACGCGATAGCGGTTACGACGATTTTCGTACGTGTCCACTTCTGCCAGTTCGTTACTCGAATCACGGAAGAACTACCTCCTTCTCCTCGTAAGAGAGAAGAACGGCTTCGTCGTCGAGCGTGACGTAATCGAGTGGCGTAGCCATTGGAAAGTTTTTATGTTCTTCGCAAGGGTCGCCGTAATCGGGTACGACGAACCGAACCGTAAGTTCGTAAATTCGCATTACCCGTACGTTTGGCTCGTCTTCGTCGAGCGGTTTAATAATCGGTTCCTTCATTAGTGCTCCTTCTTTCGTTTAGTTAGGTTTACGGTATTTCGGGGGTGTAGTGGGGTATTTACTGCTCCTTTCGTTAATCGTTTCTTTAAGAGGTTTTCTAGGAGGCTCTAGAAGCGCCGTAGGCAGGGGAAAGCCTTCTACGGCTCCTACGGCGCTCCTAGCGGCTCTAGGACGCGTCTCCGCGCCTCCTACGCCTTCCTAGCCCACGCGATAACGGCGGCTTTCTCCTGCTCCGTCGCGGCTCGAAAGGTAATCCCTAGAGCCTTCTCTACTTGCCCTAAGTTCGCCTTCTTCGTGCCGCGCTTCTTAGAACGTGCCATTACCGCTCCTCGTACATTTTTTCGTAAAGTTCTTCGACGGAATACTGCGTTCCGAACTCTTCTTTCGCGTCGTTCAGCATTTCGTACTTGTCCCAGAACTCCTCGCGGATTTCGAGCCACGACATTTCGGACGAGTCGTAAAGCCCTCCGCAGAGTTCGATAAGTTCCCAGACTTCCTTTCCTTCTTCGTCGGTAATCCCTTCGAACTCCGAACCGTCGTATGGCTCGCGGAGCACTATCGCTACGGAATCCTCTAAACGGATTCCTTTCGTCTTCGTCCCTACGCGCTCCTCGTAATCGGAATCCGCGTAAGCGTCGGCGTCTCGTTCGTATCGCATTAGGCGCTCACCTCCTCGTTATTCGCTTCGCGGACGATAAGAGTAAGCGCTTCGATTACGTCGAGCGGAAAGTGACGAAGAGGCGTATCGGGGTGGATATGCGAAGCCTTCTCCGTGACCTGAACGGCGAGCGTATTAAGCGCGGACGTAAGAGAGTTAAGAGCAGGCTTAACGACGTCTTCGTAGTGCTTCTCCTGACGCGCTTTCTCTTCGCGGCGAGCCTTACGAATCGTTTCTTCTCTCTCTAAACGCTCTGTTACTTCCTGCTTCGCCTGCTCGTATGGAGCACGAATAAGACGAGCAGGAACGACGCGGAACTTACGAGTCGCAACGCCGCGATAAACGTCGTCGTAACTTACGAGGATTCCCTGACCGCCAGACATCTTACGGAAATCCGCGAGGTCAGTCGAATTGCTGACGTAATAGCCGTTTCGCCAACGTCCTTCGTACGAGTGCTCGACGTCTTCGACGCGAACCTTCGCCTGAGTGCTGTTATTCCAATACGAAACTTCGTCGAGCGGCGTAGCGCTCGTGAAGTATTCCTTTCCTACTTCGAGTTCTTTCCTTTTCATTTCCTTCTCCCTCTTAGTTAAGTTTCTAACGAGCCTCGTCAGTAGCGGCATTTACCGCTAGACGCCTTTCGGCGTTTCGGCTTAGTTACCGTCTACTACTGCCCAGACCAAAATGGTCTTACTATCGAGCACGTGGTGGCGGCAACCGCGAGCGCGAAAGTTAAAACGGAGAGCGACGTATTCGGCTATGCCGTGATACGGGAGAGTAATAGCGGCGCTTTCAGTACCGCGTGACGGCTTATACCACGAAAGCGTCGGCGCAGTTTCTACGCGAAATTCTTCACGTAGAAATTTCGCGATTCCTTTACGGACGCTTTCCGCTTCCTTCTTCGTTGGCTTCCTGCTCACTTCGTTTCCTCCTCTTAGGTAATCGGCTTATTCCGATACCTCAAATCTAAGGTGGCGAGGAGCACCTGTCCAGAACTCGTTTTTCTCTTTAAAAACAGGTGTTTTCGATTAGGAGCAGGAGACGAGCCACGGCTTCCAGCCGCACCCGTTTACCTCTTCGGAATAGCGAAAAATCGTTAGCGCGGCGAGGAGATTCGTACGCGGTTGGAAGAGTTCGTTTCGATTCTTCAGCACGTCGAGCGTCTGGAGATATCCGCGAGGGTAGTAACGCGTCTTCGACGTCCAGAAGTAATTTATTTGAGTTAAGCCTGCGCTTCCGCCGTTCGGGTCTTTCGCATTAAACGCTTCAGGCAGACAACGCGACTCACGGTAAATCACGTAGTCGAGTTTCGGAAGATTCTCTTCGCTCCAGCCAACCTCGCGAGCGAGATTCCACCAGCCGCCGCAATAGGCGTCAGCAGGAACGGGAAGAGTCGTCGTAGTGCTCGTCGTAGTGCTCGTCGTCTCCGTAGGACGGCGGCGTTCAGGCTCGACGAGCGGAGCGCTCGCGGCTTCCGTAACGGCGAAGAGCGCTATCGCTATGGCTATTCCTAATCCGAAAAGTTTCATTTCGTGCCTCGTTTCGAGTGCTCGACTCGTTCGCGGAAATACCTCAACGCGGTTTCGAGTTCTTCAGTAGGTCTGTGCGAGAATAAGGCTACTACGTCGTCTTCCGTTTTTCCTGTGAGGAAGAGTGCCGCGACAGTCGAAAGAGTCGAATCGTATTTCACGTAAAGCGGATTAACGACAGGCTTTAATTCTTTCTCTTCTATCTCGTCGAGGTATCTCCCCTGATTAAGCCACGTAGCAGGGTGGCAGAAGTATTTAGCGTCGGTTACGGAGCGCTTATAGCGCTCGACTGCCGCTAGGAACTCGTCGAAGTTCGGAGCGTCGTCCTTTTCAAAGATTCGTTTAAAGGAGCGGAAGGCGGCAGACTTTCCGACGCGTCGCGGATATGCCTTCCAGAAGGTGTCGAAATTGGTAGTCAATATTGACGGTTCTTGACGGTTCTTTATATAGGAGTCGTTTACGTCGGAGTTACGCCTTTCTGTCGTCGTAGTTTCGCCTTTCTCTAAAACGCGATTCTCTAAAGGCTCCTTCGTAGTTACGCCTTTAAGCACGTATTCAGAACGGTGTCCTCTCCCGTTACCACGCTCGACGACCTCTAATAAGCCGCTCTTAACGAGTTCTTTAATAACGAGACGAACGTACGTATCCGTACAACGTGCCTTGCGCGCCAGCGTCTTCTGCGAAGGGAAACAGTACCCTTCGTCGTTCGCGAAATCCGCGAGCGCGAGGTGTATTAGTAACTTCTCGCCGCGAAACGGAGAGCGCTCCCAAACGTGCGTTATCCACCTAATCGACATACTTCCTCCTTCTCCTCTTCTAGTTATTTCAGTAAGTCGAGAGCACCTAAAAGCGTTCGGAACTCCGATAGACGAATTAAAACGATTCCGTCCGTCGTCTCGTCAGGCATAGCGACCATTACGAAAGGTCGAGTATCGCCTACCGCCTTCGACTGCTTCGACTGATTCTCCGCCGCATAGAACCGTGTAGCGATAGGAGATACCTGCGCTCCAGCCTTCACTTCGAGCCGTAGGACGCCTGCCCAATGCTCCTCGTGCCGGCTATTAGCGCCTGCGATACCTAGCGCCTTACGTGCTCTACGAGCCTTCGAGTCGCCTTTACTTCGATTCCGCTTACCTCGCGCCGCAGGGTCGTTACAGCCGCGTATTCGCCGCTTACCGTCTCTCGCAGGACGTCCTAACGTGCCGAAGAGCGGACAGTTCGGTTCCTTACACTTCTCGCGATTACCTTCACAGTAATCCTTCTCTTTTAGGAGCGTCATTTAGTTCCTTTCGCTCTCCGTAGTTTTCTTTCTTGGATACGTTCGGCAGGAGTTAAGCCGCCGAATACACCCCACCTATCTTCGAACGGTTCTAGTCGTATAACGAGACTAAGACACGGCTCTTTTTCCGTACACGTCGCGCATATGGCTTTCGCCGCGTCGAATCTCTTTTCACTAATGCCGCGTGGAAAGAAGATTTCAGCCTTCAGGCTCCTACAGGCGGCGCGTTCCTGCCAACTAAGACTCATAGCGAATGTTCTCACCGAGAGGAAATAACGCTTCTATCTGCTTATTTACTTCGTTCCGTTTATAGACATACTCGCGAAGCGTTTCGAGAGAAAGTCGTTCCGTACCGTCGAAACGAACTACCTCCTCTGCGGCACGAAAAAGACGAGCCTCTACTTCTGCTCGCTCGTAAAGAAGATTAGAAAGGCTGTTCATCGGATACGTCCTCTACTTTCTCAGCCATAAGCGCGGTTATTACTTTCGAGGCTTCGACTTTAGTAATCGCCGTAGCCGTCTTCGTTGTATCTTCGAGAAGCACCTGAACGAACTGGTCGATATTCGCTACGTTCTTTTCCTTAGCGAGTTTCTTAATCAGCCCTAGTTGCGCGGACGAAGCCGACGAGGAGAGAGCGGTTACGGACGCTCCTTCGCTCTTCGCCTGCGTACGAGGCTTATACGGCGTCTTAGGTGCTTCCTTTACGACGTCCTCCGCCTGTCGATTACGAACCTCTTCGAGCGACGCGACACGTTGCGTATCGGCTACGAGAAGCGCGACTATCGCTCTTCCCCACGCGCTCGTCTCCGCGTTCATAACCTCTGACTCACGGGTGAAGTTCGTTTTACCTACGGCGAGTTCTGCCGCTACTGCTACTGCTGGAAGCGTGTCCTCTGGCGAACGAAAAGCCGCCGCCGTGTAAACGATAAATTCGCGTCCGCCGATTTCCATAACACGGAAAGGTTCAGCAGGATTAAACGGACGAAGACACCCGTTCGGGTACTTCGCTCGAAACTCGCGAATACGCTCCGCTACGTCTACGTAGCCTTCCATTGAGTAACTCATTTCCTTCTCTCCTTATCGGTAAGTCCGCATAACGCGGAACGGTTTACTTTCTTTCTGGTATTTCTCGAAGACGTCAGGACACTCCTCTTGGAGTCTCTTCGCGTCTAGCGACTTTCTTCCCTGCTGTTCTTTCCACGAGATAACGCGAACGCCGTTAATCGTTCCTTCGTCGTTATCTAAGAGAAGACGAGCGAGTTCGTCCTTTACCTGCTTCTCTATCTGCTCCGCCTCTTTCGCCATAGTACGAGCGTGGTCGAGTTCTTCGAGAAGCGTCGCCGCGTTCGACGGAAGTTCGATAGTCGTTCCCTTCGACGGGAAGAGCCGCGCTATCTGCTCCGCGTCGAACTCTTCGACGGAGCCGTTATACGGTTCGCCGTTATCGACGAGCGCTCCTAGACGCTCCGCCTCGCTAAGAAGCGTTTCTAGGAGAGCGTCGTTCTTCGGAAGTTCGAAGAGTCCGATATTGTCTCGCGAGTCGTGAACGATAAAGAAGACGGGAGCGCCTGTAAGGAAGCGTTCGATTTCTCCCTGTGCGAGCCAGTCTGAAGGGAAGTCTTCGACGCCGCGAATCGAATAGCGGCTTGTGTGCTTCGCCTCGACTACGACGGACGGATTCTCTACGTTGTCTACCGCGTCGAGCGAACCGCTCCAGCGCTGACGACGATAAACGACGTCGGGTGTTACGAGCGAGTGCGAGAGCAGGCGAGACGCTTCGCTAACTAGGACAGGCTCGACGAGCGTTCCCCACCTCATAGCGCCGTTCGGTTCGACGACGATAGGAGCCGTCGCCTTTTCGTAGTAGAGGTCTGCGCGTGTCTTGTATTTCGAAAGTCCGATTAGTGCTCCAGCGTCAGACGCGCCGAAGGTACAACGAGAGAACTCGTCGCGCCAACGGTTAAGAAGCCACTCCGTACTTCCGTGTTCGCTCTTCGGACTAATCCGTAGTTCGTGCTGTTTCATTACTGCTCCTTCTCTAGGTTCCTTCGAGTATTACGTGAGGGTGTTACAGAGTGCCAGAATCCTGTACCACGAATAACTAAGAGTCAGTTAGTCGTTTACTTAATAGGACGTTGGCGTGTTTCGGGTATCGGGAACTTAACGACGGCGAGCCGTAGTAACTGGCTAAGAATCACGTCGTCTACGTGATATCCCCACCGATTACCCGTAAGACTCGCGAACGAGATAAAGCACTTCCAGCGCTTCTCCGTCGTCGTTTTCATCGCGTAGTAAAACTCGCGGTGATGAGAGTCGCCCTGTTTCGGAGGACAAGCCGCGTGGCATAGTTCGTGAAGAAGCACTTTCCACGAACGCGCCTCGTGGAAGTTTCCCGTACCGAACGGAACGAGCCGTAACGTAATTTCGCCTGAAGAGAAGAATCCTCCTCCGCGCCAATATCCGCTCGCACCTCGCGTCTGTCTCGTATCGGTAATAACGATTCGAGGAATCGGCTTACCCTTGTGGTACGGCGTAAGAAGTTTCCAGAGTCGTTCTGCTTCTTCTAGAACTAACTTCTCGCGCTTCTTAACGAGTCGTTCGTTCGCGGTGACTCGTCCACGTCGAGCCGCTTCCTTCTGCCGCTTCTTCTTAGAGCGCTCCTGCGTCTTCGCAGTCTGCGCTTCTCTCTTCTTCTCTAGCGACGGTGCGACTTTCTCTACGAGTCTTCCCGTCTTCGCGGAGCACGAGAGGCAGTATCGCCGTACGTCGTCGCGACGCGGCTTCGTCGGCGCTAGTCCTCCTTCTCCGCAAGTTAGGCACGTCCACCGCGCCTGTCGTTTAGTAGTCACCTTGTCCTCCTTCTCAGAACGGTGATATAGATATCTGGCTGTTATCGAATTCGTTTCTAGTTAGGCGCTCTTGCGAATCGCGTCCATACGGACGAGTTTCGAAGAGTGCGTATTTGGATTACGACAGTAGGCGTCTCGTAGGCGAACGTCGGACTCGACGATTCGACCACAATGAGAGCACCTGAAAGCGCTTCCGCGATTCCTTCTCTTCTTCATAGGTTCCTCCTTCCTACGTCAATTCTAGCGTGTCGTGTTTTTTCGATTTCTGAAAAACACCTGTTTCAGACACGTTCGGAAAAAATCAGCCGCGTAAACACTCGTCCAAAAAATTTACAAAAAATTTTGCCCACTGTTTTTCGAGTTTGCGTCGGGTGCGCCCGCCGCGCCAGAAAAATCTGACGCGACGGACGACTTACCCGACACTCTGCGGAGAAGGAGGACGCAGAGCGCTTTCTGAGATTACAGCCAAGCGCGTGACCATAGCAACGGGAATACAAAGAACGGAGTCATAGCACTCCGCCGCGTTAGAAGACTGAGCGATAACGACGTGGTGCGGTTTGGCGTCTTCGAGCAGGAAGCCGACGCTTACCGTTCGCATAGGTTCCGCGTCGATATCTTCCGTACTTATCCAAGACGTCGATTCTGAGTACGCGTCATTCCATTCGACGAGAACTAACACGACTACCAGCCCTCGCGTTTCCTGTCCTGTACGAATACGGGAGCCTGAAAGGTAATTCCCTTATCAGGAGCGACGAGCGCAAGCGCCTGCTGAGGCACTTCGTAGGCGAACGAATTCAGATAGGCGTATTCGTCATAGCCTTTAAGAGAACCGTTAATAATAAGAGAAGGCGTCGATATGTATTGGTGCCAATGTCCTAGCCAAAGCGTTTGGAAACTTCCGTATGTCGCTAGATACCGTTGCGCTTTACGTGCTCGAAGTCGCATAATCGGCGGATAGATACCACCGATTCCTCCGCCTCCGCTCGCTTGGTCGCCGTGAGTTAAAAGGTGTCCTTGTCCGTAGATAGTTATAAGCGCGTCCGCGCTCTCAGGAATCTGGAAAGTGAACCGCTTGTCTTTAACGAACTCGCGAAGAAGGAGTTGCGATAGGAGCCAGTCGAAGTTCGTACGAACTCGTAACTTCGCTCGTGGCTTCCTGCTCGTTCGTCCGTGATTACCGACGACGGATACGACGTGAACCTTCTTAAATTCGGTAGCGAGAAGGTCGAAAGCGGCGGCGAGACGTTCAGCCCAGTAGAGAAGGCTCGACATAATCGGCTCTTCGTTCGTCTCCGAAAGTTCTTCGTGGATATCTCCCGAAAACATATCGCCACCTAGAAGCACTACTACGCCGTCATAGGAAACGCCTGAGAGGTAATGCCGCGAAAGTTTTACGACGTTCTCTGTCCACTTCTTTAAACGAAGTTCCGCGATAGTGCGGTTGTACGCGTTTAATCCGTCTACCTCATCTGGATTAACTACCTCGTCTAGGTGAAGGTCTGAAAGCATTACTACAAGAGTCGCCGCGCTCCTCTTCGGCTTTTCGGGAGCAAGCCATTTAGGACGAGTAAGTTCTAGCGCTTCTACTTTCTCGATTACTTCTAACGAACGGCGAAGCGTCTCGTTCTCTTCGGTAAGACGAACCGATTTATCTATAGCGGCGTCTCGTTCTCTTCGAAGCCGTGTCGTCTCTATCGCGTTCGTTTCGGCTAGTTCCTGCTCTAATCCTTCTTTAAACGACGTCATCTAAAATCTCTCCGTTTCTCGCACGAGCCAAAGAATTACGAGAGATACGAATTCCGTATGTTTCGAGGACTCGTCGAATCGCCTCTAGCGAAACGCTTTTATCGCGAACTGCGGTAACGAACTCGTCTCTTTCAGACTCAGGAAGTGCTTCGTATGCTTTCCGAAAGTGGCTCTTATGCTTTAGTTTCGGCGGTTCGTTTCGAACCTTATTCAGGAACTCTCCCATAGTCGTTCGCGTGACTCTCTAGGTGTCTATCTAGTTTTTCGTCTACCCGAATAATTGACCTGTGGATAAAACGAAGATTCTCGACAACCGTTGCGTGGTCTTCGCGGTTCTCCTTCCTGAACTGTTGGATTACGACTCCTAAGAGTCCTCCTACTGTCGTAATAACAGCCACAATGATAGCCGCCTGCTCCGCGCTCATAGCGGATTACTCCATATCCGCGTCATTCGGAAACATCTTCTTAAATGCTTCCCTAATAGCCTGCGGACTATCCGCGACGGCTGGAGAAAGTTCTACGTGAATCCAGTCGCCGTTAGGCGCTCCCGTAATCGTCGGCTTCTTATAGTTCTCCCACGTGCCTCTATCGCAACGCCAGCCGCGTCCGAAAGGAGCCACCCAGTAATCCAAAATCATTTCGATTCCGAGCGCCTCCGCATTAGACGGAATAGTTAAGAGGTCGAGCCACTCGCTCGCTACCTTACGTCCGTTCGGAACACCTTTCGTAGAAGTCTTTCGATACGAGAGGTCTACCGCTCTTCCTGTTGCGTGGACACTCATAGTGTCTTTACCGCGCTTCGTACGATTCGCGAACGTACCGTTATTCCAGAAAGCACCGTTAGAGCGTCGTTCCATTTGGCGAACGAACGCGAGAAGTCCTGTACGAGCCGCGTTCGTCGGACTAATACCGTCCGCAATACCCGTATATTTACGAGCCATTACGACTTCTTTCGCGCCTTCGAAGGAGCAGTATCGCGAAGCGCAAACGCGTTGTCGATTTCGTCCTTCGTAAGTTTTCCGTCAATAGAAGCCTTAGCCAATTTCTCTACGACGCCAGCGACGGCGACGAAGCCAGCGAGAGCGGCAGACTTCCATACTTCGAGTTCAGGCGCGATAATCGCGCTACCCGTGATAATTCCGAGAGCACTCGAAACGAAGAGTGCGGCGATTCGGCTAAAAATATCTTTCCACTTATTCATCTGAGCCTCCGTCGAGGTAAGTCATTACTACGTGAAATGATATCGCAAGCGCCGTAATCCAGATACCTAAAGTCCGCGTAGAACCTGAAAGGGTAATAAGGACAAGCCCTGTTCCAGCCCACACCCAGACGTTCTCAGTTAAATAGTTAAGCCATTTCATTAGTTACGCCTTCGAGGAGCAGGAAGAGGTGTTACAAAGAATACAGCAGATACCGCAACGACGGTACGCCGTTCTCCTACTGAGATAGTCGAGCCTGACGGAACGTAATCGTCATAACCGCCGTCGAAAACATTTACGTCCTCTTCGAACTTCTGCTTCTCTTCTATAGGCGCGTCTAGCGCTGGCGCGAAGAGGGTTGTCGTCGTTTCGAGTACGAGAGAAGTAGAAGGCGAGTCGCCTACGGCTACGTCTTGGCTAATCGGATTCGTCGTAAACGAAGTAGTCGTTTCGCTAACCGTTGTCGTAGTAGTTCGAGGAGGAACCGTCGTAGGAGCGCTCGTAGACGTCTCTAGGAGGCTCGTAGAGGTCGTAGAAGCAGGTTCGGTAGTCGTAGTAGTAGGCGGCTCCGTAGTCGTCGTAAGAGCCTCCGTAGTAGGCGGAGGAGGCGCTTCCGTAGTCGTAGTAGCAGGCGGCGGAGCCTGAGTCGTCGTAGTGCTCGACGTCGTAGACGCAACCTCCGTAGTAGTAGAGGCAGGAGCCTGAGTCGTCGTAGGAGCCTCCGTCGTCGTCGTAGACGTTTCCTCCGTCGTAGTAGACGCCTCAACCGTCGTAGTCGTTTCGCTAATAGTCGTCGTAGTAACAGGAACCGTAGTCGTCGTCGTAGTTACAGACGCGCCGTAACTCCACGTATACGGCTCGCTAGGAGCACCATTACGCCACGCCTCGCAGTCGCTCCACGTCGGCATAAGCCCAGAGTCGTAATCGGCTCGCGGTTGTAACATCTGCCAATTCGTCGAAGAACTTACGTAACACGTCCACGTCATATACGACTGCTCCGCGTTCGCAGGAGCCGCTAACGCTAAAACGGCGGCAGGAAGAAAAACTATCGAACCGCTCCGCCATTTCATAGCGGAAAGATTACAACTAATTATTCGGCGTCGATATCAGGCAACGTAACCGAAGCAGGCTCTACGAATACGTCGTTCTCTTCGTCATACGAGAAACCGACGCCAGCGTACTGACCTCGAAAGTTTCCGTTATAAGAAGTCTGAAGCCACGTACCTGTTACACCAATAGAGGCGAGGAACTCCTGACCGATAGGTTCGCTATCAGGAAAATCTCCGCCGCCACAATTCTCGTTAGCGACGACAATTACCTGTTCGACAATTCCGTTTTTAAGATTCGCAAAGTGTGCCATAAAAGTTCTCAGTTCACCTTAAATCTAATCAGGACTACGCCTGAGCCACCTGCCGCACTTGGTCCGCTCGCTGTATTCTGATTACCTGCGCCGCCGCCACCTCCGCCGCGATTAGCCGCACCAGCAGTAGCAACCGTCGAGCCGATAGAGCCACTACCGCCACCGAAAGAGGAGGTTCGAGCGCTTCCAGTTGTAGCAGAAGAACCGCCACCACCACCGCCTGCGTATCCAACAGAAGAACCTGTAAAGGAGGAGTTCACGCCGTCACCAGCCGTTCCACCCGTACTGCTATTCGCGGCTTGCGTAGCGTTTCCACCGTTACCACCCATACCGCCGCCACCGCCAGTAGCGCCATAGTTAGAGTCGTTAAATCCTTGTCCTCCGTCGCCGTAAGCGGTAAGAGATGTACCACCGCTTGTAAAACTCCACTGGTTACCGCCACCGCCGCCGCCAGTAGCGCCGTTACGCGCATTGTTAGAAGTATTAAACGTCAGACCGCCGCCGCCGCCAATAGCGCGAATATTCGGATAGACCAACGGAGTTGCGGTCAAATAAATACCTGAGTAACCGCCGATAGTTCCGTTCGAGTTCGAGACAGCGCCACCTGCTCCGACGACAACCGTATAAGAACCTGCGGAAAGGTAATACTGATAAAACTCGTGGAGTTGTCCGCCGCCGCCTGCGCCACCGTTCTGCGTACTCGACGAGCCGCCGCCGCCACCACCGCCAAGAATAAAGAGGTCAAACTGACCAGCAGTAGTAACCGTAAAACTTCCTGTTGCGTTATACGTAAAAAGCGTGTACGCCAAACCGCCAGAAGTAATAGAAGACGACGTTCCAGTTCCTACGGTTGCGACACCGTAGCCAGAAACAGCAGGAATTCTTTGCGCGGTCTGCCCTGAGACGTATCCACCAAGTCTGTCGATTCCCATATTTACCTAATCTCGTTTACGTATCCGTGAACCGTAATTTTATTTACAACTGACGCGAAACAGCGAACGACAAGCGGCGACGCGTTTCCTTTAAGAATCAGCCCTGGAATTACGAGGACGAGTCCGCTAGCAGGAAGCACCGAAAGAGCGACGATATCGTTCGGTGCGGTAGTCGAACCCCACTCAACGCTGACGTCTACCGAAGAGGTGTGATTATTCTGAACATACACCCACACCTCGTCGAGGTAACTCGTATTCGTTGGACCAGTATGGATTAACTGACCAGCCGTAGAGTTCGTAGCGACCAGAATTCCTCTACCGCTAGAACTCGAACTGAGGATATTTTTACTAAACGTAGCCATATTTCTCCTTAACCGAAAATTTGGACACCGAGAACGATTTGGTCGCTATCTCCAGAGCCGCCGCCAAACGGCTTCCACGCTGAACCGTCATAATAAAACACGCTGTCGCTTGCGTCGATATAACAGAACATACCTTCAGCCAGCGTCGGTTCTCCTGCTCCTCCAAATGCGTTATCACGCGCCGTCGTCGTCGCGAAGCGCATAATTACTTGGTCTTGGAGGTACGTATTGACCTGCGCGGCGGTCAGCACGTCGCCAGATACGAAGAGTTTTACACCTGCTCCTGCCATAGGCGTTTATGTTAGCGCATTATCGGTATCGAGCACACCGTAGATGATATCGTCCAAAATAAACGGGTAAAGAATTTCAGCAGGCGTTAGGCGTACGGTTACGACGTGCTGATTCGGATTCATTTTATGTTGGATTCCTTCTATCGCGTAGAACGCGGTTACGGAGGCAGGAGTTCCCGTCTCATAGGTTCTAGTTATTTCGATTACGTTCCCGATTTCGAGCGCGAGGACGTCTAGGCGCTGTCCAGACGTAAGACGGTTCATAGATACTTGGAGTTCGTCGAACCGATATACAGGATTCTTATACCTATCCAGCAGGGTGTTCGCGAGCGTTAGCGCGGCGGCGTCGTCGGTAAGAAGAAGGTCAGATAGAGCCAACGTCGAAATACCGAACTCCGTCTGAGAGGCTACGTCGTCTACGTTCTGAAGCGTTCCGCCTTCGGTCTGAGCAGAAATACGGTTATAGAGGAATTCCTGTCCGTAAAGAACTTGGAGAGACGAGTACGGGATTTCCGTTCCGTCGTCGGAAAACGCCGCCGCCGTAGGAATAAACGAAGCGGCGAGACGGTCAGTAAACGTCAGTAAACCGTCCTTCGAAATAAACATATTGCCCTGCTCCGCGTCGGCACAGCGTTGGAGATAGGTAAGCGCGTTCGTATTATCTGCGATTTGATACGCTCCAAGACTCGCTAGACCAGTCGAGATATTTCGCGTCGTAAGCGGATAGTCGATAGCAGGTAAATTGAGGATTCGCTCTACACGTGCTCCTGAGAGTTCCTCTGGCGGAGTAAAGGCTGTTCCTGTAGTCGCATTAGCCAGAAGAACGAAATCGTCCGACGTCGTAATAGCGACTTCTGAAAGATTAAAGTCGTAAAGAACGTCGATATCCGTAATACGCCCAACGTAGACAGCCTCGTTATCGAGAAGAACCGTTACCTTACGGCGCGGAGTAACTCCAGAACGTCCTGTTGTAATATCCCAATACGGCGAATCTTCGTTAATCGGGTCAAACCTTCTGTCGTTATTAAGAAGACGGAATTGAGCAGTACCAGCGCTGAAGTTTGCGAGTTGGTCAGTACGTCCGCGACTAACGGAGATTTCGCGACAATACGGCGAAACGTCGTCACCTAAAAGGCTTCCGTCGAGAGCGTTACTATCGAGAACGCCTAAAGAAGCCGAATCGAGCGTAAATGGATTCGTCGGAAATCCGAGTTCCATTAGAACGGTAACGGACTCACCCCAAGGGAACGTTGTAGCCATTACGCCACCGCGAGCGGAAGAGCACCATTACGACGCTGATAACGCTTTAACGCGTCTACGATTTGGTCACCTATCTCCGCTCCGTCCGCTCCCATACCAGCGTTTACGACGATAGAGATATTCGTTCCGCCGAAGTCGCCAGCGCGAGAAAGAGGAATAATCGCCTCCGCTCCTGCTTCACCGACAAGTCCAAGAGTAGGACGCGTAACGATTCCGCCGTCAGCGAAAGGAACCGCGAAGTAAGGATTACCTCCGAAAAAATCGGATTCCCTAAACGACGGCATAGCGACGGGAGGAGCCAACCGCGAAGAAACCTCCGCTTCGGTCTGCGTCATTTCCTTCTGTGCTTTACGGACGATAGCGGCAGGTGTTTCAGAGCGAACTTTACGAAGTTCTTTCTCCGCCTCAATAAGGCGTTCGATAGCCTCACGCTCCGAATCGAGAGCGTCCTTATACGCCTTCGACGCCTCTACTTCGTCGTCTTTCGCCTTCGTAAGTTCGAGGAGTGCCGCCGTATATTCTTCAGAGCCTTCCTTAGCGCCTTCTACGATTACGTCATAGAGGTAGTTCTGACGGTTAAGTTCCAGAGTTGCGTCAGACTGCGCAACCGTCGCCTCTTGCGCGGAAAGTTTCGCGTCAGCCAAATCGCGTTCAGCCTGCTCGATTTCTTCCGTAGTTGGAACCTGAGTACGAAGCCTCTGAAGTTCCTTCTCGCTATCCGTAATCGCGTACGTAGCGTCACGAACGGCGTACTTCGCCTCCTCTAGAGCGATTTCGGCTCGACGAATCTCCTCTGGAGTAGCACCTTCGCGAGTACGAATCTCCTGAAGTTCTCGCTCCGCTTCACCGAGGTCAAACGTGGCTTCTTCGAGGTCGAACTTTCGTTTCTGAAGGTTAATCTCCGCGTCTTCGACGTTACGAGCGCTTGGACCTTCGCGGAGAAGACGTAGTTTCTCTTCAGCCTTCTGAACGTTCTTAATCGAGTCTTCTACGTTCCAGTTAGCGCGGACGAGTGCTCTCTGCGCGTCCTCTACCGCTCGCGCCTGCTTCGCGGCTTCCTTCGAGTCGCGACCATAGCCCTGTGTAACGCGATTAAAGTTCTCCTGAGCCTTACGTACGCTCTCCGTCGCAGTCTGAAGTTTCTTAAACGAATCAGATACGCGGTCACGTACGTCGAGAAGAGAGCGTTCAGCACTAGAAACGCCTTTCAGCGCGTCGGTGTACGTCTTTAACTGTTTCTGAGCCTTCTCTAAAGGCGACTCGCCTCCGCCGCCGCCGCCTCCTCCGCCGCCGCCGCCGCCGCCGCCAGTGGGCTCTCCTGCCATACGTTCCGCGTTCTTAATCTTCGTAAGTTCACCTAGAACGTCAGCGACTTTTACCTTCGTCTTCGTGGCTTGGTCTCCAATGCGCTTTAGGGAGACGTATCCGATTTCACCGATTTCGTCGAACTTAATTCCAATTTTCGAAAGGAACGGACGCATAAAGTTAATCGCCTGAACGAACTTATTTATCGCCCAAATCCAATTATTTATAAACTGTTCGATAGCCGTAATAACGAAGTTAATAACGCTATTAACGACTTTACGGAAACCTTCGAAACGTAGATATGCGGCGGCTACGGCGACGCTAAGAGCAATTACGCCTGCGACAACGATTCCTATTGGATTCGAAAATAGCGCGACGTTAAAAAGGTTCTGAGAGATAGTCGCCGCGATAGTAATTCCGCGCAGAATCGTAAACGCTGTACCGATAGCCAGCAGTAGGTCTACGAAATTATTTCCGCTCGACGTAACTTTAAGAAGTTCGCCGCCTAGATACTTAAGACCAGCGCCAATACCCTTCTCACCGACGATATCGGAGAACTTCTGAAGGCGCGGAAGAAGTTGGTCGTTAATAAATCCAAGTAACTGTTTAAATACGGGAAGGAGCGCCGTTCCTAGTTCCGCCTTAATATCTTCGAACGTCGCCTTCATAATTCGCGTCTGATTCGCTACGCCGTCGCTCGTACGCGCAAAGTCTCCTTGCGCTAGAGCGGAGTCCTTCATAATAAGCGCGTAAGCCGCTTGCGCTTTCGCCGCTACAGGTAGCGTTCCTGACGTAGTAGTAATCAGTCCTTGTCGAAGTGCCTCTTCCTTTAGGCGAACGTCGTTAAGAGCAATACCGAAACGCTTTAGCGGTTCCGTTTCACCTGAAAGTCCTGAACGGAGCGCTAGAAGAACGTCGTCAATGTTGGCGTTATTAAACGAGGCGAGGTCTGCGGCGAGAGTAACGAGCGTCGTACTCATCTCCTGTGCTGGCTTCTGCCCAACGCCGAAGGCTTGGAAGAGATTCCCGTAAGTACCTGTGGCTTCTAGTGCCGCCTGCTTAGAGATACCTAGATTCTTCGCCGCGTCGTCCGCGAACTTAACTACCGCTTGCGAAGACTGACCGAAAACGACGTTTACCTTCGACATCGACTCTTCGAGAGCGGAGCCAGCGTCTACTAACTGTTTACCGATAACCGCGCTCGCGACACCTACTACTGCTCCGAACTTCGCAATATTCTTCAGCGCCGTAGTCGCGGCTTTATCGACAGTACGGAACGCATACGTCGCCTTATTTCCAGCGCCGTCAAGTTTCTTAAAGTCGTTAATCGCCTTATTTATGCCACGCGAATCGAACTGCGAAATAATAGGTACAACGACTGCCATTTACGATTCCGTTTCTCGTTCGCTACCGAATTGACCGCTACTACGTCGCGCTTGGAGAGACGCGCGTTCAGACTGTAGTTGTCTCTGCGAAATAGTTCCACCAGCCAGCCGTTTAGACACCATTTCTTCGGTGCTCTTTAGGCTCGCCTTAATCGAGCCAAGAACCGCTTCTAAACCGTTATTAACGGTACGCCACATAATGCGAGAAGGCTTCTCGAAGCCAGCCGTCTCTAAACCTTTCACGAGAGGAATCGAAGGCTTACGAGAGCCAGCCATATCTAAGACGACGCCGCCAGCGTCCTTCTGCCGCAGACGAAGAATAGGAACCTCACCCGTCATACGGTTGGCTCGTCCGCCGAATACCGCCGTAACGCGACTCCTTACCTTTCCTCCGTCCCAGTACGGAAAACGAGACTCACCTTTACGTTCAGGCGTCGTATGCCAGTAAGAGACGGGAGGCTTCGTCGGGAATTGAGTTCTAGCCTGACGAACGAGTTCGTCCGCAGGCGCTTTAATCTGCTTACGAATACCGTTATAAAGCGTTCTATCGAGGTAATACAGTTCTTTAAGCGTTTCGCCTAAACCGTATACCTGAACTTTCGCGACCATAGCGCATATGTTACTCGACTCGACGCGTTCTCCATTTACGAGCGTTATACGCGTTTACGCTTCCATAGATTCCTGCTCCTAAAAGGAATCCGTACTGACGCGTTGTAATCGCGAAAAGCACCCAGAGGCACTCGTTAAAAAACGCGAGAAGCCAGCCGTACCATTTACCTCTCCCAATAACGAAAAGAGCAGTAACGCCTATAACGGAAAGAACGTATGGCACTAGCGGAACCGTTTCTTTCTCGCCTGCTCGTTCGCCTTTTCTTCGGCTCGCCGCTTATCTTTTAAGTAGTTCGCTATGGCTTGGAGCATTTCTGGTGACTCAGCCAACAGAACGGACGGCGCTATTCCCGTCTCGACTGCGAGAACCGCTATTTCGTAGTGGGCTGAGTCTCGACTAAAGGGCTGTCTTTCCCTTCGATAGGTTCGACAGATTCGACGGAGTTAATCCAGTCAGGGTCGAACGCGAGCGTCGTCTTACCGCGACGCTTCATACTGTGCCACGAAAGCCACGCGAGGTCAGTAAGACGAAGTTCGCTATCGAACTTAGTCACGCTCTTATTCCACGTACGTTCGAAAGAAACGAAGTCGCCAAAGACTGCTTCGAGTTCTTCCGTCGAGCCGTCCGTAAACTTTACTCGTAGAGGAATTTTCATTAGTGCTCCTTCTTCTTAGACGTTAATTTCAGGAAGTCGCCTTTGCGAGCGTTCCACCCGTAAATGTGAGTTCGGTCATAGCCAATTCACCAACCGCGCCCATAACAGGTGTGTGCGCGCCGAGGAATGTATTCGAAATCGTGTATGACGGGTTGGTAGCGGAGACAGCGCCGCTAGTCGGCTTAACGACGACGGTTGTGGTCGTTCCGACGAGCGAGTAAATCGTGGCTTCGACTTCGCTTGCGGCGAAATCCTGCTGGAACGAGACTTCGCACGAGATGTTCTGGAGACCACCAGCGAACTTGTGTCCGCTATCTCCGAACGCCGTGACCTCAACTGAATCGACTTCGTAGGTCAGGGTGACGCTGTTAGCGCGGTCACTCAGGTCTACCGAGTTAATCGTGATACTTGCGTTAGTAAGAACGAGTTGCGCCATAGTCGGTCACTTTTCCTTTACTGCTTCGTCTGATTTCTTAAATTCCTTCAGAGGTTCGATATGTCCGCTCTGAAGAAGTGCCTCAATGTTAGCACCTTCGAGAGCGCTCTCGTCAATAACGTCGCCAGCCTTCTTATCTGCGATTCGATTAGAAAGAACTTTAAATTTCTTCATCTGCGGTACTCCTAAGCGTGAACCGTTACTGTCGTTTGGATTTCTAGAAACTCCGCGCCGTCTACTGCGAGGCTCGAAATATCCGCACTTGATGATACCACTAGAGAAGCGGCTACGCCGCCAAGAGTCGTATCGGCTTCTAGTGCCGCTCTAATGCTTTTCGCTCCAGAGTAGGAAAGGTATTCGTCGAGAAGAGCGTGAGCCGTTCGGTCTAGATATCGTCCGACGATAACGCGAATAATCCAGACCATTTGGACATTTCCGCCAGAGAAAGCGCGGTGATATTGGATACTCGAAAGAGAAGGAAAGGCGATAGGCGGATTTAACTGTTCGGGCTGATATGAGAACGTACGAAGTCCGTTAATCGTTGCGAGACGAGCCTTTAAGCCGTCGGCAACCTGCGAAACAGTAGCCGCCATTAGATAACTCCGAAGACGCGGTAAGGAGAGAGCAGGTCGCGCACGTCGGGGTCTACAGCACGTACCTGAATAGCCATATCTCCGAAACCGACGACTCCTAGAGCCGCGTTGTAGCGATTAAAGCCACGAATAGAAAGAAGAACGCAAGCCTCGCGAACGTCGTTCGGAATAGACGGCCAGCCAAAGGTTCCCGTAATTTCGATAGTTGGACGAGGCGGCTGATAAAGGAACGGAAACGATTTATCACCCTGAGCGGTTAGACGCGTATATGGTCTGCTCTGAAGAGAAACGTCGGTTGGCTCTAGGTAATAGTCAGAAGCGCTCCACGTAGTCGCAAACGTACCGTCACCTGCGGTATCCGTCTTAACTACAAGCCCTGTCGCCGTAGCGAGGTCAGGAAGACCAACAGAGAAATCGTCTACAGGAAATAACTTAATCGTCTTCGTTGTCTGATAGAAGAAGCGTCCGCAATAGCCGTCGATACGACGCGAAGCGCCTTCTATCGACTTCTCTAGAAGCGTGTCGTCAGTCGAATCGGTAAGCCGAAGCGCGGCTTTAACCTCTGCGAGGGTACAGTAGCCGTTCGTGATAGCCACTTACTCGCCTCGTTTCTTCGCTCGTTTCTTTACTGCTCGTTCTACTACAGGAGAAGCCGTAGCCGTTTCTTCGACTTCGATTCCATAAGCGCGAAGAGCCGCGTCTACTTGTGCGACTCGTGCCGCTAGACCACGCTGAACGTAGCCTTCTCGCTCGATTAGGAGCGCCTCGATTTCTTTCTTCATTTTCATACGTTCCTCTTCCGTAGTTAGAGCCTGACGGCGGAATTAACCGCCGCCAGACTCTACAACTACTCGACGTTAGAACGTCGGGGTGACCAGACCAGTACCCGTGATTTTTGCGAAAGCGTTCGGGTAACGATTTGCGGTAAAGGCGCTGTAGCCATACACCACCATAGTCACGTCGAGTTCCGCAACCTTCGGCTGTTCGAAGCGCAACATCATTGGAGAACCGTCGCCCTGCTCCCACAGGTGCGCCTCTTGCGAGTTACCGATAATGATGACGTCCTCGTTCGTTCCTGCGCCGTTAGCAGTCGTAACGTTCGCGTCGGTGATAACGGGGAATCCTGCGATTTGGTAACCGCTATTTCCGTACACGACACCTGCGCTACCCGTAGCGACGGCGTTCATTGGACCTTGCGGCGTCGGAACCGCCAACGGACGGTTGGTGGTATCGAGTGCCGCCAAAATCCAAGCCAAGCGGCGCGGGTGCATAAGGATAAAGTTTGGACCTCCGAAGAACGTGGTCTGAACCTTCTGAACCGCGTCGAGAAGTTTCGGATAGAGTTCCGCGACGGTTGGAGAAGCGTCGGTGTAGGTGACGCTCTGACCAGCCTGCGAGACGGTAGCCGCAACGATAGTGCTGTCCAACAGCGTGTGGTAAGCGGAAACGAGGTCAGCCATAACGAGGCTGTCCACGTTCGTACCGCGCTCCAACGCCTGACGGCTCACGTTCTGCTGACCTGCGATAGTCACTACCGAGACGTCCAACTTCGTGTCGTCCATATTCGTCTCTTGGACGGCGGCTCCTTCGGTCTGCTCTGCGACGGCGGTTCCAGTCGTGACCTTCGAAATCGAAATGGTCAGACCTTCCGCAGGGAGTTCGTGCTTACGAGCGATATCCGCGAACGGACGACCTGCGCGAGCGAACGGAGCGGCGAGTTCCGTGAGGAACTGCGGAACGATAAGACCAGCGAAGTTTGCGCTAGTCACGTCACGGCGCTCTACGCGCTCCTCGTTCATATGGCGAGCGAGACGCTCCTTAGCGGCGAAGTCGTTGTGGAACTGCGCGGCGAACGCGTCTGCGACGAACGAGTTCTTCGACTGCTTCGAGTAGGTGCGCTCTTCGCGGACGACGCGAGCAGGAGCGGTGACTTCCGCAATTCCGTTCGCCTTGCGAAGTTCTGCGGCTTCTGCCGAGCGCTTCTCCAGTTCGACGTGCTTCGAAATCTGCTCGTCAAGTGCGCGAACCTCGTCGAGAACGGCGGAAACGTCCGCGTCCTCTTCGGTGCTCAGGTCGCGAGCCTCGTCCTTCGCCTTCGCGATAACGGCGTCAGCCTTCGCGAGAGCGGCGTTGCGCTTTTCGGTAAGTGTCTCTGAATACTTCATTTGAGGAATCCTCCGTAGTGAGTTGTGGAATTTTCTTCAGTGAAGTATTCGAGTGCGAGTATCGCGGCTCTACTTCGGCTGACTGATTCGTGCTCTCGCAACCTCTTTCGAGCGAAGACGAGTAAAAGCACTTGGCTCAATGTTAGTAGTTTCGTTAGTGCTTCGCAACTCCGCTACGGTGCTCTCGTAGGCAGGGTAGGTCACTACCGAAACGTCGTATAACTGAACTTCTTTAAGTTCGCGAATACTCCTATCGGTGCTCCACGAATCCTTAATAGTCCTAAACGCGAAACTCATCTGTGAGAGGTCGCCGCGACTAAGAGCACTCATAACGCGAGCGGCGTCAGGGTTGGAAGGGTCTAGTTTCGCCTCGACGCGAAGCCCACGTTCGTCCTCGACGAGTTCGAGAGTACCTGACTTAGTACGAGCGAGCGGAACGCCTTCGTGGTCGATAAGCAGGCGGACGTCAGCGCCGTCCTTAATCGTCTTCGTAAACGCGCCGCGCTTAACGTACTCCGTCCACGGCAACGGCTCTGAAGGCGAATCGAAGACGGCGGCATAGCCAACGAGCGTCGAGCCTTCGCCTTCCGCACGAAGTTCGAGATTCGTATATGCGACGGAACGCTTCTCGTCAAACGCCTTCGTTACCCAACGAACTTCGACGTCGCTCTGAATCTGTTCTTTATCTCGTTCCATAATCGCCTCGTCTATCCACTTTAGATTCCTTTTATCTAATTGCGCTACTACTCGCTCTGCGTATGCCTGAGCACGACGAGCGCTCTCCTTCGAAGAGCCGCCTCCCCAGAGAAGCATTGCGACTAGACCAGCCGTAATCTCGTCGTCTTCTACCGCGTCTAAATCGACGATATGCCGCGCTATCCAAGGTGCGATTTTCCGCCACTTGCGTTCAGTAATACGACCAGCCGCCATTTCGCGAGCGTCTTCTACCGTCTGCGGCTTTAATCCGTCTCCTGAATATCCTTCCTCGTGTAAACGAATTCCGCGACGAGCAGACTCGCGCATAAACTCAGGAGCGGAGATATCTACGGCGCGAGATTCGTACTCCATAGGAGTCTCTTCTGGCTCCTCTAGCTCCTCTTCGTCGTCTTCTTCCTCCTGAATCGGTGCTAATTCGGGAACGTTTTCGAGTCCTTTAATCAGCCTTTCAGAGATAATCCAGAACTTACAAATAGCCTCTGGCGCTATCTCTCCTTCGACGATTTCGCAGGCGCGACCACCCTCGTAGAAGACACAATTCGCGCAAATTAAACCGTCCTCGCTAAAAGGCGATTCCTCGACGTAATGCGAGCCGTGTTCTCCTGCTCCTTTATCGAACTTTCCGTATTCCTCCGCGATTCCTTCGAGAAGGTCATAAAGCACGTTCTGAACAGGCGATAAACCTTCTTCGCCGTTCCTCTCTTCCTCTTCGTAAGCGGACGTAACCGCAACGAAGTGCGCCTGAGCCTCTTCTTTCGTCGCGTGGCAACCGCCGTCAATAGGCATTTTTTCACCTTCCTTAACTACAGCGAAACCGCTACAGCCTTCGGCGTCGGAAATAATTTCGTACGGCATAGTTAGTCCGTATCAGGCGTCAAAATGCGTAGGTCTGCGGTTCCTACTTGGGCTGTAACGATTCCGTACATCTTCTGTTTAAGTGGAAGGAAGAACTCGTGTGGCGCACTGTGCTTCTCTAGCGGCATACCGTTACTCGTAGTAACCGTCGAGTCTCCGACGTAGACAGTCGCGCTATTTACAATTTGTAGATAGATATACCTATTCTGGTCGTCTTGTTCGACGATAAGAGTTGGCGTAGTTCCAACGTTTACTTGAGTCGTCTTCATTGTGGCGGCTCCGCGTCAGTTCCGATATCAGCAGTAGCGGCGACGTCCGAAACGGGAAGCGCCATAACGAACTTATCTCCGCCTTCGAACGGCTCCTTATTCTCAACAGCGCGAGCCTCGTTCGGCGTAAGAGTTCCCGAACTAATCTGAATCTGTTGAGCACGAACACGCGTAAGAAGGTCAGCGCGTTGGAATTCGTCCGTATTAAATCGAACCTTCTGACCTAGCGGAAGCATTTCGCTAAGTGCGTCCTCGATACGGCGGAGCCACGGAAGCAGGGTGTAGCGCACGAAGTTAATACCCATACTTTCGACGTTCTGATAAGTCTGTGAGTCTCCTCCGCTTCCGTTAATCATATGGAGCGGAATTCGATAAGCGCGAGCGATATCGCGAACTACTGCTTCGCGGTGTTCGAGCATTTGCATATCTGCGGCGCTCGTAAGAATCGGACGCCACTTTAAGCCGCTAGTAAGAACGGCTGGACGACGGTGTTTATAGTGCGAGTCTTCCCACTGCTGACGAATAAGTTCCGCCTGTTCTTTCGTTAGCGACGTATCCGTTTCGAGAACGCTCGACGGAGTAGCGCCTTCGCCGTAGAACTGCGAAAGGAATCTATCCATAGCGATACTCATACCGATAGTGTTTCGAAGTGCTTCGAGCGGCGAAATAGAACGACGCTGATTAGGAAGACGAAGCCAATGGATAGCGCGAATTTCGCCGTCCGTATATTCACGCTTGTCGATTTTAAAGTATTCGTTTCCTTCGTCGTCTAGAACTACTGCCACTTTAAACGGGTGGATATTTCGCATTTCTACGGGAAGTTCTCCAGCGCGACGCGGCGCGTAAATGTAATCGGTTCCGTGAAGCGCGAGCGTTACCGTCATCTGGTGGATAAATTCGAACATCGTCTGCTCGCTATTCGGGCGAACGAGAAGAGACGGAGTAGGGAGGCGTTCGATTCTGCCTCCTCTATCGCGAGTAAGTTCGAGCGGCATAGAGGCGACTGAATCCGCGATAAGCGTTACAGACGCGAGCACAGCGGAGACGGCGAACGCCGAAGTCTCCGTAACGATTTCCCCTGAGTAGTTCGGGTAGTACGGACGCGCAGAAATCTGATACGGGTCGATACTTGTAGGGAGAGCACGAGCCTCACGTTTACGCCACAGACTCACGCTGATATTCCTCCGAGAACGATTAGAAGTACGCCGCTAGTAATAATCGCCACAGGAACGCTAAACGCTCCTACGCCGATTACTACAAGTATGCCACCTAGAAGTTCTGCTGTCGTGGTAAGTAGTTTTCTCATTTCCAGATATCCATAATCGTCGGTGCGTCTATGATACGCGTTTTCGTTGTCGCTCTATCTACTGCCATAACGAGCGCTATAGCGGCGTCGATTTTCCTTCTGCTTTTACCTTTCGAGAGTCGCCACCCGTTATCCGTCATACGTTGAGCGGCTGATAATACTTGGTCTGTAAACGTCGGAGAGCCGTCGTGGGCTATTTTCCCGTTTACGATTAACTCGTAGGCGTTACCGCAGGCAGGAACGAGACGAGAAGACGTCTGCGGATACTCGACCATAGGAAGTCCGTCGTCGGCGAGTGCTTCTGCTGAACGCTGGAAGTACGCAGGGTCGTAAACGAATTCCCGTACTTCGTAAGTGTTATGGATTTCCCGTAGGTAGTGCTCGACTGCGGCGATATCTACGCCTTCGTCTTTCGGTTGCCAGATTTTCGCTCGTACGACTAGCCGTGTCTCCTGCTGTTGCGCGATAACTACGGCTATCGAGTCGTGTTTAAGAGCCATATCTATTCCGACGTAAATGGGTAGTTCTTCGTCTATCTCATCTTCGGAAACGCAACGTTCCCACGAGCCAGCAGGAAGCCACGACTCCTGAGCGCGCACCCACTGATTTAAACGCCAACGACGGAACGCGCTTTCAGAAGTCTGCTTTACCGCCGTCTCGAAATCCTCTAACGAAAGGAGTCGTTCCGCGATATTCGGATTAGCGGTACGCCACGCGGCTTTATCGTTTAGGTCGCAGTCTGGCGGAGCCTCCCACCACCAGAAGCCGTAAGACTCGTCTACGACTTCCTTCGCCGCGCACCTCTTCCCGTAGTCGTAAAGTTCGCCACAGAGCGAGGAAAGGTCATAGCCAGCCGTCGTAATCGAGACTACGAGCGGCTCGATACGTGCTCCGCTACCTAGCGTCATCTGGTCGTAGAGGTCACTCGTTCCCTGATTCCATAACTCGTCGAAGAGCACGAGAGACGGATTAAGTCCAGCCTGCGAACGGAACTCCGACGAAAGTACGCGGAAGATAGAACCGAAACGCGGCATTTCGAGCGCGTCGCGATACACGCGGCACTCCTTCGAGAGAATCGGACTCGCCTGAATCTGCTGTTTAGCCTCGTTAAAAATAATCCGCGCCTGTTGCCTATCTCCTGCGACGGCGTAGATTTCCGCTCCTGCCTCTCCTGCGACTAAGCCATAAACGGCGATAGCGGAACCTAGAAGACTCTTACCCTGTTTACGAGGAAGCCCAATAAGCGCTCGACGATAACGAAGACGTCCGTTCGGCGTCCGCTCGTAGAGAGCACGAAGTAGCCACTTCTGCCACGAAGTAAAGTCGAGAGGTTCGCCTGCGCGATTACCTTTTAGAACCGTAAAATGGTCGAGAGCGAACTGAATGATTTCGTCGCCGTCAGACGGCTTATAGATACGCGGCGTGTAGTACGTCGGTTTCCACTTATTCGACGGCTCTAGCGCGTTTCGCCGCGATACGTTTATGGAGGTCTGCGAACTCACTCGTCTTCACTTCTCCTACTCCCAGATTCGCTCTATCTGTCGGACTAAATCCTATCTGACCTAGAAGTTTCGCTATCTGATTATCTAACTCGCGCAAGCCGCGACGTTCGCGCCACGCGTCAGGCTGAGAGAGAACGCGAGCACGTAACTGAACTCGCTCGTCGAGTAACTCGCAAGCCATAAGGACAAGTTCGCCGTCGATAGACGGCTTCAGCCACGGCGCTCCTCCCGTCCAGACGGCTTCCCAGAGACGCATACCGTACGGCGAGAGTTTCCTATGCGGTTCAGGGATATCGCTATGGGCAGTAGGGAGCGCGATTACCTCCGCCTTCGGAAGTTTCCGCTTCCCTAGATTCCCTAAACGAATCTTCTGTTCGACAGGCTTCGGACGCCTGCCGCTACCTTTCCCACCCACTAGGAGCACCTCCTACGAGCAGGATTCGTGGTGACGTCTACCCTTCCGTGAAAAACGGGGTGAAACGGCGATTTCCCTTTATTCATAAGTGTTTCGAGAATACTTCTTTTTACGCGGCTACGCATAAAGAGACGGGCAGGGGAGCCGTAGGTACGCGGTCTAGGAAAAATCGCACACCTGCGCGTGTCGAGTGCTGGTCTGGTCATCTGCGGTGTTCTCTCGCGCCTCGTCGAGAGTTACAGGAGCGGTGCGCTGGTAGTAGGGGTGACGTCGGTTCTCCCGTTAGTACGTGGTCTGCGGTGAATGGGTCGTCTGGTCGTGCTCCTTCGCCGCATATCCAGCAGGCTTCGGCGTTCTCTCTTACTGCTTTCGCTCTGGTCTTATAGGTTCCTTTGTAGTGAGGACGCGTCGCGTTTCGTACTGCTTCTCGTATCTTCGTACACGTGTCGCACCTGCTGGAGTTCGGCGTTAGTTGTCCGCAGTTTAGACAAGGCTTCTTAATCATTTCTCTATTATGAAGCCTGAGAACTCTCCGAATCGAAAGAACTCGTAGTAGACGAACGGGAAGATATCGCGGCTTATAGGTCGCTGGATTCCCGACAGGCTGAGTTCCTTCTGGAGGATTTCGTTCGCGTCTACGCCGCTCGCTACCTTTCCTGCGAGGGTAAGGCGGCGGTAGATAGTGCCGATATAGCGAGAGGCGTCTTCGGTTTTATCTACGACGATTAGCGCTCCTCCTACGTTGAGGTTGTCGTATAGGCGGCGGAGGTAAGGCTTTCGTTCTGCTATCGGTAGGAACATAAGCACGAGGAAGAGCGTCGCGACGTCGAACGGTTCGTAGTCGTAGTCGAGTACGTCGGCTAGTTCGAAGCGTCCGTATCCGTCGAAGAGTTCCTTCATCTGCGGAGAGTTATCTATAGAGACGGCTTCGCAATTACGCGCTTTCAGGGAATCGGTTAAGAGGCGCGTTATGTTTCCCGTCGAGGCTCCAATGTCGTAGAGCCTTCCGCCTTCGGGGAGGTAGTGCCTAGCGATATGCGCTACGGCTCCTGCTACGAGGTCATAGAAGGGTAACTGTTCCCGTACGTGCCGCTCGAAGCCTGCCGCTACGTTCGCGTTTTTAAACGTCCAGTCACGCGGTATCTCGAAGGTCATTAGGACGCCTTTCTTAGTATCTCGTTGCGGACGGTTTCCGCGATTCGTTTCATCATTAGCGGCGGTACGGAACGTCCGATTCGTTCGGCTCGCTCTCTATAGGTTCCTGTTAGTTCGAAGTCAGCAGGGAAGGAGCATAA